GTCATATTTTCTATCCCTATTTTCTAATAGAAGTAAATCCTGTATTTGAGTGGGATTAAAATCAGGATTAACACCATCTTTGGAATAAAAAGGAGTAGCAGCACTGGCGTTTTCTGCTGAAGTTTTTACGCCTAAATATTTGTGTAGGTAGAAATCTGTACCGCCAATAGCAAACATTTCACTGATCTGACGATCTATGAATTTAAAATCATTTCCACGTTCTGAACGATATAGGCTTAGGCGAGGCATATGATATTTATCAGCTGCTAAATATACTGGGGGAACTGACATGTTAAATACCACTACTGTAGAAGAAAGAGAAAAGGTATATGCCTATTGTAAAGCCATGTTGGGTGATGGTATGGTAGACGTGGAATTGGACCCTATACATTATGAAACAGCTTTAAATAGAGCACTGGCTAAGTTTCGTCAGCGCAGTCCCAATGCTGTGGAGGAAGCTTATTATTTTTTAGAATTACAGGCAGATGTCAATGATTATAGATTGCCTGATGATATTGTGGAAGTTCGTAGTGTTTTTCGTAGAACTATTGGGTCAAGAACAGCAGGCGGCAGCGGCGGCACAAATTTTGAACCATTTAATTTGGCCTATACAAATACATATTTGTTAAATAGCACCATGTTAGGTGGTATAGCCACATACGAAATGTTTGCTGGTTATCAAAAATTAGTAGGCCGTATGTTTGGTGCTTATATAGAATTTCAATGGATCCCTACCAGTCATATATTGAGAATACTTCAGCGTCCTTATAGTGAAGGAGAACAAATCCTAATCAAAGGTTATAATTATAGACCTGATTATCATTTGCTTAGGGATAATTATGCTGGACAATGGTTTAAAGATTATTCTCTGGCTGCTTGTAAATTGATGTTAGGGGAAGCACGTAGTAAATTTAGTCAAATAGCAGGTCCAGGTGGTGCTGGCGGATTGAATGGTTCTGATTTAAAATCAGCCGGCAAGGAAGAGTTGGAAAAGTTGGAAAAAGAAATCGAAATGTTTGTACCTGGTGGAAGTGGTTATTATTTTGTTATTGGCTAATTTATATTTGACTTAGATTATAAATTACTTTATTATTACAAAAAGGAGACTTTTGTGATATTGGGTGTTTGTGGTTTAATTGGCAGCGGCAAGGATACTATAGCAGATTATCTAGTTAATTTTCATGAATTTAAAAGGGATAGTTTTGCCAGTTCATTAAAAGATGCAGTATCAGCAGTGTTTGGCTGGGATCGAGAAATGTTAGAGGGTCGAACCAAACAAAGTAGATTATGGCGTGAGAACGTAGATACATGGTGGAGCAATAGACTTGGCATGCCCCATCTTACTCCAAGATGGGTTTTACAGTATTGGGGCACCGAAGTTTGTCGTAAGAGTTTTCATGATGATATTTGGATAGCTAGTTTAGAAAATAAACTGCAAAATTCCACAGATAACATAGTAATTAGTGATTGCAGATTTATCAATGAAATAACTGCAATTAAAAATGCTGGTGGTAAGGTTATCTGGGTTAAAAGAGGTCCTTTGCCTGCTTGGTATGAGATAGCATTAGCAGCTAATCAAGGCAATGAAGTACAAAAAAAATTGTTGCTAGATTCAGGAATCCATGCCAGTGAATGGAGTTGGATTGGCACTGATTTTGATGCTATCATTGATAATAATCAAAGTATTGAAGACTTGTATAAATCTTTAGAATTATTAGTCATTAGCCAGAAATTCATGTAAAAAATAAAAAAACCTAACAAAATATTGGGTTGATATTGAAAGATTTTTCCACTTTTATATAAATACATTGAGCAAGATTTAGGAGAAATCTAACAATGGCACAATTAACTTCCCCAGGCGTTTCCGTAACTGTTATCGATGAAAGCTTTTACGTACCGGCCGCACCCAGCACCGTTCCACTAATTATTGTTGCTTCAGAGCAAGACAAAGCTAACCCATCAAATACTGGCATTGCTCCAGGCACATTAAAAGCCAACGCAGGCAAGGCCTATTTAATCACTAGTCAAAGAGATTTGGCAACAACATTTGGAACCCCTATTTTCAAGACTGATGCCAATAATAATCCAATTCATGCAGGTGAGCAAAATGAATATGGACTACAGGCAGCATATAGTTTATTAGGTGTAAGTAATAGAGCATATATTTTAAGAGCAGATATTGATCTTAAAGAATTAAATGCTAAATCAGAAGCTCCCACTTCTGAGCCAGAGGAAGGCACGCATTGGTTGGATACTGCTCAAAGTAATTGGGGCATTTTTCAATGGGATAATGGTCCTAGAACTATTAAAACTGGACAAACATTTCAAGCTAAAAAGCCATTAATTATTACAGATATTACCAAGGTTGTTGATTATGAAGATGGAGATTATACTCCAAAAGGTTCAATTGGAGTAGTTGGTGATTATGCTATTGTAAGTTTGAGTAATTTAGATACTGATTATTCTGATCCAGATGTCTTATATTTTAAGAGTCCAGGAAACACTGCGGCTAATATTGATGCTGGAACATGGGTAGCTGTGGGAAGTGATGAATGGAGTTTAAGTTGGCCAGTTCTTACTACTGCACCATATACACAAGACGCAACAAGAGAATTGATTATTAATGGCAACACCAGCAATGCTATACAGTTAACTGATCCAGATGTCGAAGATTTTGTGAATAAATTAAACGTTCTTTTAAACACTAGTGGAATTTATGTTAATGTAAAAAATAACTGTTTAGTTTTTTATGTAAATTGTCAAAGCGGGCAATTCCGTATTGAAGGCGATGCCTGTGATTCGACATCTTTAAATGTTACTACAGGGTTTTATCAGTGTCCGTCTGTGGAAATTGCACCACATACTTTGGTTCCTAATTTTAAGAGTTCCGACTTATCAAATCCAAAATTAGGTGCAAGAACAGGTTCAATTTGGTTCAAGACTACAGATCCAGCTGGCGGCACCAAACTTATTGTAAAAAAATACAGTCAAGCTACAAAACTATTTGATAAAATTCCAACCCCAATTTTCAGTGATGGATTTAACGCAATTTATAATTTAGATAGAGCTGGTGGCGGGTTCAATATTAAGGCAGGCACTTTGTATTGTCAAGCAACCAATAATAGTACTACTGGGGGCGGAAATTCATTTAGACTCTATAGAAAATCAGATAAAGGTGTTACTACTGTTGTTGGTAATAAAATTGACACGGGTTGGTATGCTGTAGGCCAATATACTATATCTATTACAGAAGGTTTAGCGGGTACTGCAAATACAGTTAGTTTCGATGCCACTTTTGACGTATTTAATAATAAAGATGATGCAGATAGAATTGCTACTGCTATTAATTCATCCAGTTTAACAAATATTCAAGCTAGTGTAGATGCACAAAATAGAGTGGTTGTTAGTCATGTACTAGGTGGTGATTTTACTATTGAAGAATCAGATTCGGGTTTACTAAGTGCTATTGGTTTCACAGATGATACTAGTGTAACACCATTAAACACTACTGGTTTATATCTTGTAAGTTTATGGGAACCATTGAGATTTACAGCTGGGAAAGAAAGCCCTTCTACATTAACAAAATCCGGCACATTATGGTATAGTAGTATTATTGATGAAATTGATATTATGGTACATGATGGTGATGGATGGAGAGGATATAGAAGTCTTTATCCAAATACAGATCCAATGGGCCCTATTGTCAGTGCCACAAGACCTTTAACACAAAGTGATAGTACATCTTTAGCAGATAATGATTTATGGGTCGATACTAGCGATTTAGAAAATTTCCCAAGGATTTATAAATTTGATTTGAATAAACCAGGCCCTATTTCCACACGTTGGATTGAGCTTGATGTAACAGATCAAAGTTCACAAGATGGTGTATTATTTGATGATGTTCGTTATAATACCAGTGGAGCGAATAGCCAGATGCCAGGTAGCATAGAAGAATTACTACTTAGTAATTTCGTTGATTTCGATGCTCCGGATCCTGCACTATATCCAAAAGGTATGTTATTATGGAATCTACGTAGAAGTGGCTTCAATGTCAAACGTTTTGTCCGAAATTATGTGAATATTGATGATCTCAATAAGAGATTTAATGATGAAAGTATGGGAAATTATTACCCGCATCGTTGGATCACTGTAAGTGCTAACCAGGATAACGGTTCTGGATCATTTGGTCGTAAAGCGCAACGTAAGTTAATAGTTCAATCATTACAATCTGCAATTTCCAATTCAACAGATATTCGTGAGGAAGCAAGAGTCTTTAATTTAATTGCTTGCCCAGGATATCCAGAATTGATCGG